CCAAGCCGTGATTCCCAGAAACCTCCGTCGCTCAGGCGTATGGCCTTTCCGGTCCAGTCGCCGAGCGACTTCATCGGCTTGGCCGCAGCCCTGCCGAGAACCAGCGAAAGAGATTTATTCACCTGCTAATCCTTTCTTGATGAAGCCGGCAATCATGAACATCGACGCGGCAGCGGCGACCAGCGCCCAGCCAGTGCCAAACAGGGTGAACACCCCGCCGACGAGCAGGCAGAACCCGGCCAGCGCCGTGAGTATGAAAAATGCCAGTGGCAAGCTCATGCGATGATTGGGTTCCGAATTGAGTCCATGAATGATTCAGTCGTATTTTGCGCTGCATCTACGAGCACTCGACCGATCGCCATAATCAGCGCCACTGCGCCGTCAATCTTGTTGTCGTCTCCCTGTTTGATGGGCCGGACTACGTCGTTATTGCCTGGCAGGTTCTTGCCGATCACGTTCGCCACGCACCAGGTCATGATTGGGTTTCCGTCATGGTGAAACCGACCGGACTCAATAGCCGCTTCCAGTTCCTTCATCGGGTCCGACATGTTGGTGTAATTCTGGGTGATGGTAATCGGGCTGAATCCCTCGTCGTCGAGTTCGTGGCTCAAGCCCGTCGCACCGAACGGGTCGATCGGTGACTCTCGAAGCGGCGCGAGGTGATTCGCCTCTTTGGTGTCTTCCAGGATCTCTCGGTAATCAACCTCTGCGCCCTCAGTGATGTCGAGGTGCTGCGAGTTGATCCAGGCCTGAAACCGCTCGCTCATGCGCTTGTTATCGCTGTTGAACGCGGTGTCTTCGGGCACCCAAAACTTGGGGGCCACGCTGTAGTAATGGATGCGCCCATCAATGACTCGCCAGAACAGCCGAGCCCGGGAGTTCATGTCGAGTTTGCGCGCAAGGTCGAAACCGGCGATCCACTCTTGCCCTGCAAACTGGTCAAGGGTCAACGTAGCGTCTTCGCACGCCTTCCAGCTTTCCATGTTGAAGAAGCCGGATTTCGCGCTCACCCATAGGTTCAGATGCTTGGTTTTGAAAGTGTTGGTGAACCGTGCCGAGCGAATCGCCCGGGCTTGCTGGCTTTCAAGATATTCCTGAAAGACCGATATCCCGTGATTGGGGTTCGCCTTCGCCAGCATCTTTGGATCGGTCCAGTCGTCGCCCTCATCCAAGGTCCAGATGTAGCCGAACAGCTCCTCATCCGGAACCGTGCCTTCCAGCATCTCTATGACCTGACGGCGCTTGTCATAGCACGGGCCTTCGATATCTGCGCCAGCGGTGGTGATGATGAACATCAACGGCTGCCGACGGGCGCCCATGCCGGTCAGCATGGTGTCGTATTGGGCAGAGGTCCGGTGCTCGTGGTATTCGTCCACGATTGCACAGCTCGGCGATGCACCGTCACCCGGATCGCCAATCAGCGGTTCGAAGCGGCTGAAGTCCGAGGGGATGTTCATGTTCGAGGCGTTAACTTCGATACCTGCCGCTTGAATCAGCATGGGCGATTTGCTGACCATAAGCTTCGCCGGGCGGAACACTTCCCATGCTTGCTTCTCAGTGGTCGCGCCGGAATAGACCTCGGCGCCGAACTCACCATCGGCCACGAACATGCTGATACCCACGCCAGCAGCGATCACGCTCTTGCCATTCTTCCGCGGAACCTCCCAGTAGCTTTCGCGAAAGCGTCGGTGGCCGCCCTTTTTTCTGACCCATCCGAATGTCGCGGCCATGCCGAAAAGCTGCCAGGGTTCAAGGGTGATCAACTGACGCTTGAACGCCCACTCCCCTTTCGTGTGGGGCAACAGCTGGATCAATTTGAGCTTTTTCTCGGCCTTCGCAGGGTCAAATTTGTACTTGAAACTGCCCTTGCGGCTCGCGGCCACGTCGTCGAAATGGCGCTGCACTGCCTGGAGGATGTACCGGCATGCCGGAACCTTCCCCCGCAAGACGGACCTAGCCCACGCCATCGCCTTGTCGACGTTGGGGTGCAGGGCTTTGGGCATTTACGAGCTCAGGAGTTGGGCAAATTCGTTGGTGACTTTTTCTTTATTGCCGCCGATGAGTCGGGTTCGGCTAGCAGGGTCGAGCCCGAGCATTGAGCCGAAGGTCACCATCTGGCGCATTGATTCGTTTGCTGCGGTCAGCGCCGGATTCTTCATCGGGCTGCCTTGAGCTGACTCGACCACAATGCCGAACTGCTGCACCGACTCTTCAGCCATCCGCCATTTGTCGTAGGCAGTGCAGAAGGCTTCGACGTTGTGCAGATCGGTCAGCGCGATCACGTGCTCTCGCAGCAACTCGGGAACTAACATTTTCCACATCGTGGCCGCGCGCGGACTCAGCCACTCCGGCGGATCAATGTCTTTCGTAACCTCGGAAAACTTCGGTTCGGCCGTATTTAACGCCCGCTTTCCGGGGTTTCCGGCCAGTGCTTTCTTGGCCGTCGGCTTGGGTTTGCGACCACGGCCGGCGACCGTGGCGGTGCCTCCCATCGCGCAACTCCTGAACTTTTAATTTCGCGGGTGTAAAAATCCGGTTCGGGGGACGGTGTCCGGCTGAAAGGTCCCAGACTTTTGACCCACCCCGCCCCATTCTGGTGCGTAGACCAAGTTTGCAACCGCCGTCATGCGTTTTGCACGGTTCGACGAGCCATGCCCGCTTGCGATTCGCGCCGGGTCTTCAATTCATGGCAGTCATGATTGATCGCCCTCAGATTCGAAGGCTCATCAGTGCCACCTTCGGCAACTGCAACGATGTGGTCGACTTCATGAGCGGGACGGATTCGGTCTAGGGCCTTGCATTCGTCGCAATGACAGATGAAGTGATCACGGCGCAACACAAGGTCCCGCAAGCGGCGCCAAGGTCGACCGCCGCGGCCAGATCCTTTTCGACCAAACCAGGGCTTATCGAGATAAGCGTGATCGTCGCAGTACCTCGCGTTGCGGGTCAGCGCGTTGCAGCCTTGAGCGTTGCATGGCTTTTGTGGGCGCTGTGGCATCAGGCTTGGGCCGCAATTTTCAGCGTCGCCATCAGCGCGCCGATCAAGGCCTTATCGGATTGCTTTGCTATTGCGATGACCGCCGCCTCTGCCTCCGCCACCTTGGCTTGGTCCTCGGCCGACATCTCGCTGACCATACCCTTCATGGCCCAATATTCGGTCTTATCGCTCATCGGCTTTACTCAACTGTGCAGGTCGGCCAAACGAGCCGAGCAGCGGCCAACGCTGTAGCGTGGTCGGCGTCTTCCTGCAGGATCATGGGGAATGGTGGATAGCCCCGCACGCTGACGTACCAGGACTTCTTCACCTGATCACCGGTTTGAGACCGCGCAGTGCAGTAGCTGCCACCTTGTCGTAATCGGCCGTCATGCCCGTCAACTCAGTGAACAACTGGACGCCATACAGGTACGGCATGACCCACCATGAACGCTTGATGGTTATCGTCAGGTTCACCTGGGTCATGCTCATCACCGTGCGCGCCACGAAACGAGCGCATCTGAATTTGTAGCGCGGATCACCGTGCCTTCATCGCCGCCGAGTACAGCGACTCACACAACTGGCCAGCTATTCGGCTTCGGTCAAGCGCTGCTGCCAGGCTTCCCGCTTCGTCGTCAGCCTCTCGACGCAGGTCGGCGAGCAGATCGGCAAGGTCGTCTCTTGTTTTGCCTGTGCTGGCAAGGGCGACATCACAACGCTTTCGCTTGGCGAGCATGTCACTGACCTGTTGCTGCAAGCTGCGAGCACGGCCATCGGCAATAACAACAGCAGCCGTGACACGCTGGGTCTGTTCCGTCGCATGGTCGGCTGCCTTGTTCGAATCGTCTGTGAGCTGGCGCTGTAGCGTCAGGGTTTGTTTGATCGACGCGGCACGGGCCACAGCCATATCACGGTCGTCCTTCACGGCAGTGAGGCTCGACTGGGCGTGCTCAAGCCGGACATAGGTCACGCCGCCGAACAGCACCAGTGCGAGTACGACCCATGCCCAGATCGGGATCAGCCTGAGCTCTGCCACGTCAGTTCGCCCCTGTAGCCTTATCCAGCGCTTCTGTCGCCTTCTGTGCGGCCTGATCTGCCTTGTCGGCGGCGGCCTGCACTTTGGGCGTCACACCGCGAATTAGGTCGATGTTCGACTGGTTCAGCTCGCGGATGCGGGCGACGCGGATGGCGTCCTGTCGCTCATGGGAATCGACCAGCACCTTCACCGTCTGCGCCGTGCTGGCGGCGTTGAATGCGCTACCCGCCATGAAGCAGCAGATGCCAACAAAGCACAGCAACAGCCAGCTCCCGTGATGGTCCCAAAATCGTCTGCCGCGACCTTGGCGGCGTTTCAGTTCTTCGTCACTCATGGGGCAATCCTCGATTGGATCTGAGCTTTCAGGCTCGCGATCTCGTCGGTGAGGTATCCGATCTGCAACGTCATTTTGGCGTTGTCCGCTTTGATGTCAGCGAACTCGCGGATCAGCGTGTTGTTTTGCTCCCGTGCGGCGTCGCGTTGGCTTTCGACGTCTTTTCGTAGGGCTCGCTCTTCGGCAAGCGCGGCTACAAGCCGGTCGATTTCGCGGTTGTCGCCGCGACGTTCCGACCATGCCTTTGGGAAGTAGATGACAGCCGTGACAACAGCGGCAGCAACCCAGCCGAGCCAGCCCGACAGCGTTGTTGGCAAGGTCTCAAACATGGGTTGTCCTTGGTGCCCAAAGCGCAAATGAAAAAACCCCGGCAGGTGCCGAGGCTCGGAAAGGTTTGCGTGTCTTCCCACGCTGCCAACTGATGCCGTCCGTATACGATGGGGTGATACGCATCAGCCACCGGTTTTCTTTCCCTACGCGTAACTAACCGGCTATGCCGCGTCTAGGCTCTGCCTGTACGGCCACCCTGACTATGTTGACTTGTGCAGCTGGATAGCGACTTGAGCTACCTGCAGAAACAAAAGACCCCGCGACAACGCAGGGCCTTAAATCGCTATACAAAAAAATTCCGCAGTTACTGTGGCGGGATGGTGAGTTCAAGGTGACCATCGCAACTCAGCAGCGCATTCATAAGCTTCCCGTCGAGATCGAACGGCACCGTCCACCACTTCAAATCACTGTTATATCGAGCACCATCTGCCAACTTGAAGCTCGTAGCAGCAGCTTCCTTCCCTTGCTTTCGGTAATGCGCAGCAATGGAAGACTCAAAAAACGATGATCCCTTCTCGGGGCAAGCGGCTGGCTCTCGGTCTTCGCTGCATCCAACGAGTGTAGCGATGAGTAGCGCGCCGCTAGCTATGAAAATAAGTAAGCTATTCAATTCCGACTTCCCGTGAACTGGACCTCTTGCTCCCCCAAAAACCTGATGGTGTAGTCATTGTGTCCGAATACATCACCCAAGCCGCGGAGAAATGTTGTCAAAGCCTCATGCAATATCGCAGTAGTCATTGACGCAGGAGATATAAAAACAAAAGACCCCAGCGCTTGGGCCGGGGTCTGATTGTGTGGGTGTCGCGCTGAAACAGCTGAACACCGTGGCATGAAAACAGAGCCATTCCATATGGACAACTATTTTTTCAAGCCGCCTCTTTGAGGTTATCCACAGCGCAATCAATCCAAGCGACTCCCGCCTTGATCAGCTCCCGGGCCTTCATCTCGCTGACGCCGTACTGGCGGCCCACGCGCACCGCAGGCCACTTCGCACCGTAGTACAGCCAGATCATGTCGCCCATCTGGGCATCACGACGGCAGAGCCTGGCAACAGCACCATCCACGACCCCGGCAAGCTCATCTGTAATAACGTACGACTTCGTCGCAGATGGGGTCACGTCCCTCATGATTGCGAGAGCGGGCGACAGATAGCCGGGTACGCCCATCCCATCCATACGCCACCAGCCCCACTGTTCGAGCATGTACTCAGTGTCACCCAGCGGGCGATGTAACGGTTTACGTGTGTTCATGCTCAGTCCCCTGTGTAATTGCTGCCGCCTGGGCCCAGACGGTTGTTCTGTTCGTATTGTTCGTGGGCGCCGCCGATGGGTTGGCGCGCCCGTGAGAGTTCGGCTGTGACGTTGCGCAGCTTCATATTCAGTTGCAGAACCAGGTCAGCAAGCGGCAACGCATCTCCCGTTTCGGCGCAGACCCAGCCAGACGCGTTGCAGGTGGCGCATTCCAATTCGTGGAACATGCCAATGACAACGCCGCGACCGCGACAGTCGTAGCAGGCCCGCAACGGCTTCATGGCCTTACGAAAAGCTGGGCCGTGGATCTTCTTCACTTGCTGGCCTCCATCAGTCGTTCATGCACGGCGCGCAGGTCCAGCCGAGACTTGTTTTCGAAGTACTCCCAGACCTTGAGCTCGTGCCCGTTGGCCAAATGGATGACCAAGCACTCACCCTGGCTTCCCAGCTCCCGAGCGATTCTCATCGCACTGATATCCCCCGGATGGACCGCAATGAGTCGGCGCGGATCGACCATGATCATCATTTTGAAACCTCGCCTATGGTTGATTCCTGAATGGGGTCGCAGGCCTTATGGGCCGTAGCTTCTGGCTCAATGCTGGACTCTTTGTTTTCGACGCCCTCCAACCCGTGAATCACGGTAAAACCCTTGGCGTCTAAATGGGCGTGCCACTTCTCAAGAGCTTCGCGTTTGCGAGTTTCCACAGTGGTGTGGATGTAGGCCTGAACGTTGTGGCCCATAGCGTGGTTTATCAGCATCTCGCCAATGAGGAAGTCGATGCCCAAATCCGCCCAACCGGTGCGGGCCAGTTTGCGCAGGTCATGGCTGGTCCACTCGCCCTTTCCCAGTTCGGTGAATATCTTGCTGGCCTGGCCCTCGCTCATGCACTTGCCATGGCGCGCAGGAAACAAGTGTTGCCCTGTGTATCCGCTGGCGACCTGTGCGGCGCGGTACCGGCTCAGCAGCGCGCAGACTTGCTCAGTCAGTGGCAGCGAATGCTCGACGCGGGTCTTCGTGTTCCCCGCTGGCAGATGCCAAGTCCGGTCGGCCAAGCTGATATGTGACCAAAGCGCGCGACGGGTCTCACCTACTCGAGTGCCGTGGCAGAGCATCATCAAGGCCAGCATGGCGTGAGCCGGGCGACGGTCCAAGACTTCCGCCAGTTGCTCGATCAACCCCTCGACCTGCACGCCGCGCAGTCGGGCCGACTTGGCTTTAATCTTGGTCTTCGAGAAGTCACTGAATTTGATCCCGGCCATGGGATTGGTGGGGATCATGCCCAGCACAAACGCCTGACGGCATGCCAGCACCAGCAGCGCGAAGATCAGCCGGACGAACTCCAGGGACAACGTTTCCTGTAAGGGCCACATTAGTTTGGTGTCGAGCGTTGCGCGATCGATATCGGCGAATGCCAGGCCACCTATGCGCGGGATCAAGTGACAAGCGATAGCGGACTTGGACGTAGCCTTGCGCTTATCCGACAGGTGCCGGTCACGACTCATCCTGTCGCTGTACCAGGCCAGCAGTTCGCCCAGCGTCGCCCAAGGAGAAATGGCAGCAGTCGCCTTCGCATCGGCGCTGAGCCGCTGACGGGTCTCCGGCAACGCCGCCAATACCGTCTTGGCGGAAAGCTCGGGGTATGAGCCGATGCGCAGCCACTTCTTTCGGACTACCAAACTCCACGTGCCACGCGGGCGAGCTTCGGTGAAGCGGAAATACAGGCCGGGATGGCGAGGGTCGCGCATCAACACAGCTGATGGGTCATCCGCACGACGTTTCAGCTCTGCATCGGAGAATGAAATTGTAAGGGTCATGCGGCCACCACAGTTTTCGGAAGTCGGAGGTACGCCCGGATATGCTCCATGGCGTCGAAATGGCCCCGGCACACGATGGCGAGATAGCCCTGCTCGTCCAGGCGGCGGATACACGCGTGCTGGCTGGGTGAAACCGGCGCATCGTTTGGCGGCGTGGCTTTAAACTCCAGGTACAGGCCGAAATACCCTCCGCGGGCCATCGGCAGCACCAGGTCGGGCACGCCCGCTTTGACGCCCTGCTCTTTCAGCTTTGCAGCCACGGCCTTGTGACGCTGACCGCCGTTCGGCACGTGGTAGATCAGGTCGAAAATGTTCGGCAGGGACAACTCCAGCTCCCGCATCAGCGCAGCTTGCTCCAGCCCTTCGCGATCAACCCGCGGGGCGCGGGCTTTCTTGGGTTTGAAGGCTTTGAGCTTGACCCCGATCACGCCGCCACCTTCCCTTCGCAGATCAGAATGTCGATGGTCCGCACCACGCCTTCCATGTGCATGACGCGCAGTTCGTCGCGGCTGAACTCGGTTTTGCTGCGCGCATCAACCGCGTCATGGCAGGCCGAACAAGCCCAAGCCGCCTGCAAATCGTGTGGCTTCAAACCTGCGCCGCAACGTGTGCCGGTTAACCGGAAATGCGCGAGGACGGTTGTCTCGGGATTGCCATTGCACACACCCGGTACCCGAACCTGACAATCTCGGCCGCGTGCGGCCTTGGTCAACTTGGTTTGCCTCACAGGACACCTCCGAATTGGTATTCAGCCGGCGGCACCTGATGGGTGTATGCGTTCTCCAGCAATGCGAACGTGCAATGCAGCGCGGCGACGAGGAAGGTGATCATTGGGCCAACTCCGCAGGGATGCCGACGACGAGGCCCAGCTTGTCAGCCACAACGGCACGGCAGATCGCGACAAGCGCCGAAGGGGCATGCAGCCAGTCGGTAGGCGCATTACTCCGGCGCGGATACGCGACCCAACCTTGGCCAACGGCGCCACTTCCGATCTTGTGAGCCTCCAGCAAAGGCCCGGCCTGTTCCCAGTTAGCGGACGGAGCGAAGCGAGCGCCGGTATCAGGCAAGAAGGGCCGCCATGGTGCGCCGTACTGCGGCGCCGCCAGCTCAACAGTTATTCCAGCCGCCCGCGCGACAGCCCAGTCCAGCGCAGGGCCGATCAGCTCTGCTAATTGCTTCTCGACGAAGAAGCCGCTCACGCAGCACCTCCGATTTCCTTCAGCAGGGTCTGGAGCTGCTTCAGCTTTGCTGTATCCCGCGCACTGCCTTCGCGCTCAGCCTCGACCGACAGCGCCACCTCTTCAATGCGTGTGGCCATGGCCTTCATCCGGGTGCTGAAGTCGTTGGCCAGAGCGACGACATCGGCCGACAGGCCAGCTAGAGCGTCCAATGCTGGTACTTCCGGCTTTTTTAGAGCGACGACGGTTTCCGTGGCGGGCTTCGACATGGGCTTTTCAATCCTGAGTTTGATGGTGACGGCGTCGCGCTGGTACTTACTGCCAACGGGCTCGCGGATGATTCCGGCGTCTTTCAATTCGCCGAGCGCGCGGCGTACTGCGTGTACAGACACAGACGTCGCGTTGACTTTGAGGGCGGCGCAGTGAATGTCGTGAGCGCTCCACGGCTCCTGGATGGGCACGTGCTCGAATACCTTGCGCGCGGTTGACGACTGGCCGTTGAGCAGTTGCTGAATACGCGACTCGGTGGAGGCCATCAGCGAGCCTCCTGCCCAGCAGCATTCTGGAGTTGAGCCAAGACCATGCGAGCGCGGCGCTTTCGAAGGTAGCTGTCCACTCGCCGCCGCTGACCCTGCTTGAAGCGCTCGCGCTCCTTCAGGCGCTTGCTCTCACTGAGCATCTGCCGAACTTCGTCGAGCTTCGCGCGGATATGTGGGGAGACGTGTGTGCGTTGCGTTCCGGTAAGCAGACCGGCAATGGCCTGCCCTTCTTCGGTGAGGGGTGCGATGCGAAGGTCAGCCAAGTACTTCGCGCCGGTATCCTGCGTGATGAGCTGGGAGCGCACTGCAGACTCAATGGCGACCACGCGGCGAGCTGAGTCGTAGCCCAGCGAGACCTCCCACTTCGCCGGGCGATCTTCAGCCCGGGCAAATGAAACCAGGCGTTCGTAGGCGCTCATGAACGCCATACGCGCGCCGACCTTGTCACCTGCCTCAAGAATCGGCGTAGACGCGGACATTGCTTGGCGGATTTCAGCGGTCAGCACGACGGTTTCGTATTCGTCGCTGGCTGAGAGGGCAATTGACCAAGCCTCATCCTTGCCCGGGCGGCCATCGGCGGCGTGGATGTTCTTCAGCACCATGCCCAAGCAAAGCTTCCCGTTGGGCTCGCGGCGGCAAGCTCGCAGCGCCGCGATTATCACGGCGCCCTCGTAACCGGCCAGGTCCTCGGCGATCAATTGGGCGCCGGCGGCGCTGATCGTCTGGCCCATTGCTTCGGCGGTAGCGCAAACCGCCCCAGAAAGCTCGGCGATTTCGTCAAAGGAAAGCATTGCGGCGACCTCCTTGGCGGATGTTCTCGGCCGCCTGTTGGGCTGCGTTGATGTTCGCCTGGGTCTGCTCGATCTGACGCGCAGTCGTCGAGTTCATCTGGCGATTGGTTGTCCACTGCGTGTGATACGACTCAGCCTTGGCCAGCAGGTCACCGATGCTGTGCATGTTCCCGACGACCCGGGCGTCGTTGATACTCAGGAAGAACGCGGAGACGTGGTGAGCGACTTCGATGCCCAGCCGGTCGACCAGCAGCGATACCTGCTTGGCGACCTTGGCATTCCAAACAGGCCACGCGTTGTGACGCTTGCGGTAGGCCATGGCGTAGTTGGCCCAGGCTTTGAAGGTTTTGCAGGCCTGGTCTTTCGGGCCCGGCATGTCATCGGGAATTGCGCAGCGAGGTGCCTCGCTGGAAATCAGCGTCAACGAGGCGGCTTGCGACGGCGCAGCCGGGGCGAGCTGCAAGCCCTGACTGGTATCCTGATTGGTAACCTGATGATTGGTATCCTGATTTGTCGGAGATTTTTCCGACCCTAGATCGGATTTTTTTCCGACCTTGCTCGGAGATTTATCCGAGGTAGGTCGGATATTTTTCCGATCCTTGATCTCTTCTGGGGTCGGATATTTTTCCGACCCGTCGAGCTTCCGATTCCATTCGGTGGCTTTCTCGGTGAGCCTGAACAGCGTGATGTTCGAAGTGCTGGAGAGTTCGATCAGCCCGGCCTCTTCCAGAGCCCTGAGCAGGCGATAAGCCGTGTCGGGCTTGTCCGTTAGCAACGGCAGCTCTTCAATGATCTTGGCTTTGCTGAGCGCGAAAAAAATACCCGCATCAGTTTTCACCGGCTTGGCCCAGCTCGGGCAGCCGTAAATAAACGCGAACAGCAGAGCCTGCTGAGAGTTAAGGCCCCACTCCAGCGCCTTAACCTGGTTGACGGTCACGGTGAATTGCATATCAAACGGTCTCGCCGTGGATGAGCTCAGCCAGGCGAATCAAGCCCTTCGGCGTGACAAGCGGCTGAAACGCTGCGCGCTCAATACCGGTTTCGATATCGGGTTTGAGTGCAGTCACTTTGTGTTTGAGGTAGCCGGATCGGATGCGTGGCTCGCGGGCAATCCAGCGGGTAGAACCGCCACGGCGAAATATCCAGCGGTTCTCCTGCATCCAGTCAAAGAGCTTCGACGGGGGCATGCCCAGTTGCTTCGCCGCATCCGTGATGCAAATCGCGCCTTCGGCAGCGGCCAAACGTTTTATGGCCGCAACCTTCGGCGCCTGAAGCTCGATCACGCCCAGCAGGCGGGTATTCTCACGTGCTTGATCGGCGGCGAGCTGCAGGGCCTCGGCGTAGTTCGAGGGAATGCGCGGGGCAACCTGCTCTTCCAGTTCGCGCCAGCGCCGGACGACCGCCATCCGCAGCGGAGCGCTGTAGCCGGTCAGCAGACAATCGGTATGCTCGCGGTCGAGCAAGTACTCGGTCTGGTTGCGATTCATGCTGTCCTGATAGATGTGAGCAAAACTGCTCACATCCTCATGAAGGTCACGGACCATGGTTTGAATGTCACGCTTCACGTCGGGATGACGCTTGCCAGTCAGCTCGGCGATCTCGCGCGACGACATCACCTGACGCATCAGGTTTTGATAGATCGGAAAACCTGACGCGCTTGGCGGGCTATTGCTCTGGTTGGTGGCTGTGTGCATAATCGGCCTCACATGTGTTGTTGAAAGAGCCGGGTTGCAGCCCGGCTTTTTTGTGCCTGCGATTCAGGCGCCCGGAGCATCCGTGATAGCTTTTTGTTTCCACACGCAAAGGCCACGGAGGCCAGACATGACTGCCGAAACTGACGACATCATTGCCAGGTTGAACGAACAGAGAGGGGAGCTCATCGGCATGAACGCAATGATGGTTTCCATTGCTCGATCATTGCCGCATGCCCAACTTGCAAGACTGCTGGCCGAGTTCGATACCGAAATCGCCTTCGCGCGTTCACACGTCAACAATTCACCAATTCCCGATGAGGTCATTTCGGGCCTCGAAAACTACGTGAAGACATGGAACATGATTCGGACCGAACCCAACCAAGACTGAGAAATGCGGCGTAAAACGCCTCGCGGCTGCTCTCGTCAGTACGCAGTGTTTGTGTCTTGCGGGAAATGCCGCGCTTCAGGCTCATCTCAAGCCACCTTCACGGATGCTTTCAATTGCGCCAGTGCCCGCTCGGCGTCGTCGATTTCGCGAAGAATCCGCGCGCGCTCAACTTGATTGACTCGGCCGTCGGACATTGCTTTGTTGGTCTCAACCGTCACTTCGGCAAATTCGAGTACCGCACGGCCCAGTGCCTGGTGCACATCGATCGCAACCGGCGCATCGATCTTCACAACCGCATAGCCAAACTCACCCGCAAGCGCGTGGAGGGGACGCATGTCTTCCGTATGCAGGATCAGCGCATACAGATGCTTCACGTTGAACCAGGCACCGTCGTAATTCGCGTTCGCACGCTGGAGCAGGCTCACCGGTGGCATGTTCATCAGCGTGGCAAGATTCTTCGTGTTCGCGTCCTCGACGGCTGCGTCACATGCCCTCAGAAATTCCTGCATTCCTAAAACCTCAGATTTGTTTATGTGGCTGCTTGCTATCACGCGTTGCAAAATGTGTCTGTCGCAGGGAGATCAAGCAGCGCCGAGCAAAACTTTGTGAGCCAAATCAATCAGATCAGGACGAAGGCCAGCGATTTTGATTTCACCACCAGAAGCGTCCTGAAGGCGTTCGGCAAGCTCGGCAGAAGCTTTCCGATGGCCACCTGCGAGCTGCCAGAGGTGGCCAACAGTGGTGTTTGCGGCATCGGCTACTTGCTTGCGGCGGTCGGGCGTGGCACTGGCGAGCCAGTCGCGCAGGTGGTCATTCATAGGGGCTCTCCTAAAGATAGGAGAAATTTAGCTTAGGGCTAATATCAGAGCAAGGAATATTTAGCTGTGGGCACATTTAGCATTGAGCTAAACACTGGCATTCTTGCCCGGATGGATATCTACGCAATTCGTAAGCAGCAGCTGATCAGGCTCATAGGCAACCAGAAGAAAGGCGAGTGCGCTGAACGCTGGGGGATGGCGCCTGCGCATCTCAGTCAGATCCTTTCTGAAAAAACGGCAAAGAACTTGGGTGACGATGTGGCTCGACGCATTGAAGCCATAGAAGCGTTGCCTCGTGGCTGGTTCGATTCTTTAACGCAGGACATGACGGCATCGGTCGTAACGGCTGAGATGTCAAAGGCGTTATCACCGCGCGAAGAACACGTTTCGACAGCTGCCGATCAAGTGCAACGTATGCTCGCGAAGGTCAAAGGGCTGTCGATCGAGGCCCGGGATCGGATTGTTGCCGCCGCTAAGGAGCCTGATGAAGGGGCGGCGAATTTGGTTCCAAGTAACCTATCGAACCTCAAGCCGACCCATGAGGAAATCGTCATTCCTCAATACGACATTCGCGCCGCAATGGGGCATGGACAGGTGCCGCCCGACTATCAAGAGGTGGTGCGTAATCTGGTGGTCCGCGAAGACATCCTGCGAGAGAAAGGCGTCACGTACACGTCCACCACTTCCCTTGGCATGATCAACGGCTGGGGCGAGAGCATGGCCGGCACGATTAACGACAAAGACATGGTCATTGTCGACAAAGGCGTGAGGGATTTCATCGGCGAAGGTATCTACGTTCTGACCTGGCACAACGAGCTGTACATCAAGCGCGTGATGCGGCTGGATGAAGAGCATTACCGACTCATATCGGATAACCAGCACTACGAGAATCAGACGGCGCGGATTGACGAC